CAGGTTGAGGTAGAGGAGACGGTTGAGGCCGCCCGTGAGGAGCTGATCAGCGAGGCGACCTTTGCGCTACTCGCGGACGAGGCTCCGGACCTTATCAAGGCGATGCGTAACCGGCCGTACCAGGTAGCCGGAGCTGCCGCGATGCTCGCGGCGCGGAACTTCATCCTGGGCGACGATCCCGGACTAGGCAAGACGCTCCAGACGCTCGCCGCGCTAGTCGAGTCAGACTCCAAGACCATTCTGGTCGGCTGCCGGAAGTCCGCTATGCGGACCGTGTGGGAGCGCGAGACTCTGCGGTGGACTCCCGGAATCGCTACCTTTGTCGTCCAGGGTACCCGCGCGGAGCGCGAGGCGATCATGGAGGAGTTCGCGAACTTCCCCACGACGATCCCCGGAATCCGCAAGATGCTGATTATCAATATCGAGATGATCCGCGCCAAGCGGCTGGAGATCTGCCCGGACGCTAAGGCGGACGGGAAATGCCCCTACAACCAGTGGACCCGGCCGCGCGACCATAAGCACTCATTCGAGTTTGACGCTTTGTGGCCCCAGCTATTCGAGCAGACCTGGGATGCGATCGTCCTTGACGAAAGCCATAACCTCCTCGCGTCAACCGCGAACTACCAGTCCAAGCGGATTACCCAGGGCCGGTACGGAGCCGTTATGCTCCAGATGCGGTGCCTCCGGGAAGGCGGCCTGACGCTCGCGCTCTCCGGGACTCCGTTCCGCTCTAAGCTTGAGAAGGCGTGGGGAACGCTTAACTGGGTCCGGCGTGACGTATTCGGCTCATACTGGAAATGGGCGGACATTCACTTCGGAGTCGAGCAGGGCCAGTACTCCAAGATTGTCGGAGGCGGCGCAAAGGTCCTCAAGCCAAAGGACGAGGAAGCCTGGGACCGGATGCTCCGTCCGCATTACCTCAAGCGGACCAAGGCCGTGGCCGCTCCGGACCTCCCGCCCATTATGTACGCGGGTACTCCGCTAGCGGACAACCCGGACGGCGGGAACTACGTCCAGCTAGAGATGGACGAGGAGCAGGCCCGGATCTACAAAGAGATGGAGGAAGAGGCCGAGGCAGAGCTGGAAGGCCGGACGATCACGGCGACGGGTACGCTCCCGGAGATCACCCGGCTCCGCCAGTTCGCGAACGCGGCCGGGCGGGTAGGCGACGGCCGGGAAGTCCTCCCGGCTCTCCCGTCGAACAAGCTGGAGTGGCTCGTAGAGTTTATGCAAGAGCGGGAGGGTACCGGAGCTAAGGTCGTGGTGGCCAGCTCGTTTACGGCGATCGTAGAGCTTGCCGCTGCTACTCTCCGGAAGGAAGGCTTTGAGGTCCTGACGCTAACCGGCGCGACCAAGGACCGGGACCGGGCGGACCTCGTGGCCCGGTTCCAGGACCCCAATGACTCGCTCCAGGTAGTCTGTATAAACCGGCTCGCGGGTGGCGAGTCGATTACCCTTGATGCGGCCGACGAGATGGTGATTATCGACCAGCCCTGGATCTCCGATCAGGATGAGCAGCTTGAAGCGCGTATCCACCGCGTCTCGCGGATTCACCAGGTTACCGTTTACCGGCTGATCTCGCTGGGGACGGTTGACGAGTGGATGGCCTCCCTGACGACGGAGCAGCGCGCGGTAGTCGCGACGGCGAGCCCGCGTAAGCTTTCTGAGCTAATGCGCGAGGCCCGGACGGAAAGGAAGGCGGCATGATAAGCACGCCCCGGATCTGCCAGATGTGCGGGGAGTTCCTCCCGCACTACTGCGCCGCTACCGTCCGGATAACGATTGTCCGGCTCCGGCCGAGCCAGGGCCAGCGGACCCGCTGGAGGAAGACCATAATTATCCAGGACCGGATGCCGCCATACCGGGAGGCCCGGAGTACGCTAATAACAACGACCCGGAGAGGCTGGGAGATATCATGAGTGAGTGGGCGGAATTCGCGCGGAGCCGGGACAAGGTCCGGAGAGAGGGACTGATTTCAATGACCGCTCGCGGGAAGCAGATAACAACGGTCGGCCTAAACATGGGGAAGTTCCAGGAAAACGAGCTTCTGGAGCTTTGCCTGGACGCCATGACGAGCATGGGAAAGTCCGTCGCGAACTACCGCGAGGATCTAGGCAACCGGGTCCAGCGCTACATCGTGATTGAGGAGCGCGAGGACGAGGCCGGGTACATTGAGCTGGAGGTCCGGTTTACCGACTGGCAGGAGCCGGAAAAGCGCTTCCGGGTTCAGCTCGTCATTACGGAGCAGGAACCGTCATGAGGACTCAGAAGAGCCCGTGGGGCCAGAGCGTTGTCATATTCGTCGCGTTCTGGCTCGCGGCGGCACTCCTCTGTATCGGGCTCCCGCTTTACCTAACCAGGGGCCACTAATGCCGTGGGGCGGGATGCGGACGGTAACGAACGCTCCGCGCCACCCCCGCGAGGTCCGGGAGCGAATGGAGGTTGAGGGAGTTATGATCCCGCTAACCGGCGAGCAGGCCCTGCTCCGGCTAACCCTGGACTGCCGGTTCCCGGAGGAGAAGGCGCGACGGCTCCTGAATATCGCCTGGGAGTTCGGCCAGAAAGCGGAGCCGTATCCTGGGGGCTATGTTCATATCTGGTACCACGGACAGGAGGATACCACCCATATTTTCTCGGTGATAGAGCACTTCGGGAATTCGCAGCCGGGAAAAGTAGCGCCGAAGAATGCCCCGCGCTATAATCAGAGTAGGACTAAAACGCCACGCCGGGAATCCGGGACGGCGGAACCACCCAAACCGAAGGGAAAAACTGCTATGCCTCCGACCAAGAGGACCCGCCAGGCCGCTGCCCCGGAGCCGGAGCCGACCGACGAGGTTGACTTCACCAAGTACGTCGCCAAGGAATTCAGCCCGACCATGAAGGACTACATCGAGTGGTTCGAGCAGAACGTGGCCAGCCTGGACGACCTGGAGGTGGACCGGATTCTGGTCCTGGGCGTCTCGATGTACTCCCACTTCCAGAAGTCCGACTTCAACATCGACCGGCGCGAAGCGCGGCGCGCGGAGCGTGCCCAGGCCGGGGACGCGGAGGCGGACGCTAAGCCTCCGGCCCGGACCGGGACCGGCCGGGCTTCCGCGAAGCCCGCTCCGGCCCGTACGGCTCGTGCCGGTGCTGCTTCCGGCCGTGCGGCCGGTAACGGGAAGCCTCCGGCCCGCTCCGGCAAGACCACCAAGACCCGCGCGGCGGCCGGAGCGGCTGCCGCTGGCGGTGACGCTCCGTTCTAACCCGCTCCCCAGAAACGCCAGGCCCGGTCCGGTATCCACCCCCCACCGACCGGGCCTGGCCCTTCTGGTCCCTACCCGGAAGGGTAAAACCGCGAAAGCCTCCCTGAACATACAGGGGAAGTCCGGGTAGGGTCCAGAGGGTAAACGAGAGAGGCGAGGAAATGACGGCGATTGATCTAGGGCTCCCTACAATCCGTACCTCGGAGCGCGCGGCCGCAAAGCGGTGCCCCTGGCGATGGTGGCAGGAATACCGGGAAGGCTGGCAGCCGCGCTATAGGCAAGCCGACGCTCTCTGGTTCGGGATCGGCATTCACGAGGCCCTAGCCCAGTGGTACCTAAAGGGCAAGCGGCGAGGCCCGCATCCGGCCGAGACGTTTGAGGCCTGGTGCGGCGACGAGATAGCCTATGCGAAGTCCTGGCTGGACGATAACTTTGAGGAGCCCGTCTGGTACGAGGCCAAGGACCTCGGAGTGACGATGCTAGAGGGATATGTGGACCTCTGGGGCAAGGACCCCCAGTGGTCCATCATTGCGACGGAGCAGCCATTCGCCGTTACCATTACGAGCCATGGCCGGCCCGTGGCTATCTTCCGCTCGCGCTGGGATGGCGTATTCCGGGACCTCCGGAATGGTAAGGTCTACCTGCTCGAAACCAAGACGGCCTCGTCCATCGATACGGCCTACCTTGAGCTTGACGATCAGGCCGGGAGTTACTGGGCCGTCGCAACCCTCCTCCTCCGCAAGGCCGGAGTCCTCAAGAAGGGCGAGGAGATTGAGGGCATCCAGTATAACTTCCTCCGCAAGAAGATGCCTGATGAGCGGCCGGTAAACGCTGACGGCCTCGCGACGAATACGCCGACAAAAGAGCATTACCTGGAAGCGCTCCAGACGGCCGGTATTCAGTTTGTCGAGCAGTCGAGTCCAAAGAGCGGTCCGATCGCCATTGAGAAGGCGAAGGTTGGCGATCTCAAGGTAGCCGCTAACTTTGCCGGGCTTGAGGTATTCGGAGAGGTAAGCAAAGTCCAGCCCACTCCGCTATTTGAGCGGCCAGAGCCAATCCTCCGGTCGGGTCCGGAATGCGCCACTCAGCTCCAGCGGATTGCGGACGAGGTAGAGGTCATGAATGCCTACCGTCGCGGCGACCTCCCGCTCATAAAGACTCCGGCAAAAGACTGCCCGCGCTGTCCTTTGTGGGGTCCCTGCCGGCTCCACGAGCGCGGTAGCGATTCGTACCTGTCCGTACTAGAATCGAATTACGTCCGGGTTGATCCCTATAAGGATGACCTGAAGAGCGCGAGCGGATACGCCTAAACGGAAGGCAAGGAAATGCCCCCAGCGAGGACCCCAGCATCTACCCGTCCCAAGGCCGTCCAGCAGCGCCAGCGGCGGCAGACCGCGAAGCAGGAGGCGGAAGCTCCCCAGATGCTAATGGAGGCGACCGTTGAGATAACGGAAGTCCCCCTGGCTTATCACCAGCCTCCGGTCAAGATCCTCCTCTATGGCCCGCCCGGAGTCGGCAAGACCCGCCTGGCGGGTGGCGCGCCGCGAGCGGTATTCCTCTCGACGGAGATTGAGGGTGCCGTCTCCGCAAAGGTAGCGGGCTCGCAAGCCCGGCTCTGGCCCGCGCCAACGTGGGAGCACGCCGTGGCCGGCGTCAAGAAGGGAGTCAAAGAGCTAGGCGAGGACGACTGGCTGATCGTGGACTCCGGAACGCGCATGCAGGAAATGTATATGCGCTGGATCCTCAAGACGATCAACGCCAAGAACCCGGCTCGCGACCTCGACATCCCGGCCATCAAGGACCACCAGAAGTACCAGAACGGATTCAAGCGCTGGGTCGATATGCTTATCGACGGCCCCATGAACGTCATCTTCATTTGTAACTCGATGAATGCGGAGGACGCGGAAGGCGAGCCGCGCGTAATCCCCTTGCTGCTCGGCAAGAAGGGCGAGATATCCGACTACATTTCGGCTCAGTTCGGTATCGCGCTATATTACTCCGTAGCGCGTGAGTCGCGGGAGGCGGATGCGATAGGGCCGGAGATCGTCCGGCGAGTCCTAGCCCAGCCGTTCCCTCCGTGGTTCGCCAAGGACCGCTATGACGCTCTCGGAGCCTATCAGGACGTAGGCTACAAGGACGACACGGCGATGGCCCGGATGATTGACGACATCCAGAAAGCCCGGAAGGAAATTGGAAACCTCCCTGACCGTTCTAGCCGACCCAGACGTCCAGCCGGACGGGTGGCTGGTAAAACACGTCGGTAAGCGGCATCCGTATCTGCGGTACGTAACGAGAGGAGAGCACGCGGCGGATCATCGGCTCAATCCCGAAAGGCAAGACCACGAACACGAAAGGCGATAGGAATGCCAAAGCTACGCGATACTGCTGATCTCGACGTTGATGCCCTTGAGGCAGTCGAGTATTCCACTGAGCGCTATTCCGACTACGCGGGCGAGATCCCGCCCATCGGCCTGGAGCTTTCCGGCTACGTCAAGAAGATCTGGTGGACCCGGAGCGCCAACGACGATCCCATGCTCAAGGTCCTCTGGATCGCGGACGGGAACGAGGGTGACGCGGAGGAGTACAACGGCTGCCCGTTCTGGCTCAACGCCGCGCTCATCCCTGGCGCCAAGTTCCGCTGGGACCCGTTCCTCCTCGCGTACGGCCTCACGCTCCTGGAGGTCAAGACCAAAACGTACGTCGCGAAGGAAGAGGACTCCAAGGGATTCATCATCGAACGGATCGGCACCTGGAAGCCCGGAGCCGACCGGGACGAGGCCTGGTGCCGGATCATCACCGGCCAGGAGCCCTACAACGGCTCCATTCAGGCCATCGCAGAAGAATGGCTCCCCTGGGATTACGAGCCGGACGATGAGGAGCCGGATGATGTGGAGGACGAGGCCGACCCGGACGAGGACGAGCCAGAGGATGAGGAGCCGGACGAGGACGAGCCGGACGAGGACGAGGACGATGATGAGGACGAGCCGGACGAGGCTCCGGCCGTAACTCCG